GGCACCTGTGGGTTCAGTTTATTGATCGCGGGGTTGACTGTCCAGCTCACTTGAGTGTCAGACGTTGAAGCGCCTTCAATGCTGCCAATGTACCGGCTGATTTGCTGCGCACTGGCTGCATCAAACTCATCTTTACCTGCGTCTTGGATGTAAAGCGTTGCGATCACCAAATTATTGGCACCCATGGCCCCATCAGTCACGTCGATCAAATCGCCCGTTGCTGCTGCTGTAATCGACAGATCATTGATTGATGCAGCCTCAGTGCTGCCGAATCCTGTAATGTCAAACGCCAAATAACCATATTTGCCGGTTGCACTAGCATCAACGCTCAACGTCTGCGGCACTTGGTAGAAATTCTGCCATTGCCTTGTAGGCGTACGGTTGCCGGATCCATCCACCACATTGTCGCGGTCGGCGTAATACTCAAGGAAGCAAAGGATGTCGTAATCAGCCATCAGCTAAGCCCCAATGCTGCGCGAGTGTTGCCATCACGGCGGATAAGGTCAAGCGTTTGGTTGACGCCAGCTTGCACCGCCTTGGTTAGGTCTGAAGTCGTGACGAAATTGGTGCCATTCATCTGCGTTACTGGCCCAGTTTGAATGCTTACGCTGGCTGATGGTGCAACGTAGCCACCCTCTGCAAAACGTGGGATGGCGCCAGGCCCGCGAACCCCGGCCATGATGTTGGCCGCGAATGCGCCTGCCTTGCTTGCTGGCACGATGTATTCGGGCTGCCCCCCTTCGCCCACCATTGCAAGCGTTGGCCCGGTCACCATGCCGCCTTCGGCAAACTGCGGCACCTGAACCTGCGGAATTTGTGGGATCTGCGGCAATCCAACTTTCGATGTAGCTTGATTGGCTCCGCGGATCACCCCATTGATCGCATTGACCACGCCATTAATTGCATTCGCAACGCCTTGCAAAATTGAATTGACCACCACGCGGACAACGTTAAATGCAGCCTTGAACGGCGCCGCAATCATCTCGCCAAGTTTTTGAAATGTACCGGCAAAAAAATCGTAAACAGCTTTGCCGGCAGTCAAGACTGGATCGATGAAAACCGAGCGGTAAATTTCAAAGGCTTTTGTTACCACCCCAGAAACCACTTCATAGATGGCATCCCAATTCTCGGCAAAAAAGTCATAAATCATTTTGCCGGCATTGATCACCGGATCAATCCAAATGGATTTATACAGATTCCAGGCGGCTTGAATAAACTCGCCAATCTTTGCAAACGCTGCGCCAATCTGGTCCCTAAACGCATAGATAGCAACGCCAGCAGCAACCACCAACGCAATCCAGCCAACCGGCCCGCTGAACACTGCAGCAATGGCGGCCATGATGCCACCGCCGCCGGTCAATGCCGTCACGACGCCGCCAATTGCAGAGGCGATACCTGGGAAAATTGTCAAAAGAGAACTAATTGCAGGCAGCACCGCAACCAGCCCCACAAATGCTGTCGTCAATACCGCCAAGGTTGGGGCTAAACCTGGAACATTTTGCAGTAACCATGCGAAGCCTTCAAGCACAGGCGCAAAGGCTTGCAATACAGTTGACAAAGCTGGCGCAAATTCTGTGCCAAAGGTAATGGCCAAAGCATCTAAATTATTTTGAGCTAACTTCATTTGATTTGCAGTTGTTGCAGACCTTGTTAAAAATTCTTTTAAAGTTGAACCGGCGTACTTTGATTTGTCGCCAACAAGTCGCATTGACTTTTCGAGCAATGCAGTATTGTTAATCAAAGGCAAAATCCCTCTTGCTTCGTCGCCAAAAAGGTCGGAAATGACAGAAAGCTGCGCTTCTTTAGGCAGCTCGCGAATGCGGTTAAATACATCGGTAATTGTTCCGATGGCGTCTTCTTGCAACCCTTTTGCTAAAGCTTTAGCCGCTGCAGTAGCGCCAGCTTTTGCCTTGGCTTTAATTTCGGCCAACCTTGCTTCCATCAGCTGGGTTTCTTTGGCCTGCGACTCTTCAAAGTTAGATTGAAGGCCAGCTAGCTCAGCGTCTTTTCTATCGTTCATGTCATCGCTAATTTGCTGCAATCGATCACGATTAAAACGGCGCTGTTGTTTTAATTCATCTTGCGCTTGATCTCTTATCACGTCAATTCTTTCGTCATAACGATCGCGAATTGCATTGATTTCATTTTTGGCAGACCTGCCACTTGCTTCGGCTCTTTGCCGTGCTGCTTCAATTTCATTCTCTTGCTGGCGCTGCAAGCCTTTAATTTGCGCATCCACGCGATCTTGCACTTGCTCCTCGAATGCTTCCGATTCGTCGTCAAAATTGTCCTGAATGCTTCGCATTTGATCACGAAACCTTCTATTCAATTCTTTAGACAACTCGTTGGTTTCATGCCTTGCCGCTTCAATTCGCTGCTCGCTTTGCGTGCGAGCCTCTTGGGTGTAACGTTCTTCGTTTACAACAGCATCATCTTGTGCATATCCCAAGCGGGTAAGCGCACTAATCTGGCGGTCTGTCATGCTTGGACCGCGAGACAACGCCTTGATCATGTTGCGAAAACTAGTGCCAGCGACATCAGCTTCAGCGCCAGCTGAAATCATTGCGGCGCCAAACGCGGCGGTTTCTTCAGCGGTTAAGCCTGCAGACTTACCAGCCTGACCAGCGCGCAAAGTGAAATCAACAATCTGCGATGCTGATGATGCGCTGTTATTGCTTAGGTGATTCATTGCATCAGTTAAATCACCAACTTCGCTAATTGAAAGCCCAAGAGAAGTTTGCAATTTTGCCATCGCTGTGCCAGCTTGCTCAGCTGTCATGTCAAAAGCAACAGCAACTTGAGCGACTTGCGTGGCAAATTCTTTTAGGTCTTCGCGAGCAATGCCGGCCTGGCCCGCTGCTGCATAGATCTCGGCAAACCCTTTGGCAGCAATTGGCATCTGCCTAGATAAATCTATAATCTCATCGCTGATTTCTTGGAAAGCTTTAGGGCTTTCTAGCCCATCAACAACCTTTCGAACATCAGCCATTGATGATTCAAAATCAATGGCGGCTTTTGTCGATAATGCAATTGCAGCGCCAAAAGCAGTGGCCGCCACTGCGGCAGTGCGAAATAGACGCGAGTCAAGCATCTGCTTGAAACGCTTCTCAGCCTTTCTTGCTGATTTCTCAGCTTCTCCAATCCCCTTGGAAAGCTTGCGTAAACTATCTAAGCCAGAAACCTTGGCGGTGATTCGTAAAAGGCTTTCAAGGTTCATTTGCTTCTAGCCTTACGTTTTGCAGCCTTTGCCTGCTTTTCAGCAGTCTCAGCGAACAGATGCAGCGCATGGCCTTCCATCACTTGCAAGTCGTCGAGCATTTGGCCTTTATCCTCCACAGCATAAACGGTGCAGAGTTCTAAAACCACTCCATAGTCCAAGCCAACTGGCCCGCCAGGTCCTGTTCTCCATTGCGTTTGACAACGGAGAAACATTTTGACCACTTCTACATGATCCGGCCAAATTTCATAATTTTCTGTTTCAAATAAATGATCCGGCAATTCGATGTTGAGGCGTTCGGCGTCACGCCTCAATTCATCATTGGCACCGCTGTCCCCTGCAAACCAATGGTCAACGGCGCCAGTCAGTTTTTTCTTTTTGCCACTTCAAGGCTTTCAAACCATGCCCGGACGATTTGACCGGCAACCGTTGGAATTTCTAAAAGTTGGTCCAATGCCTTGGGGCTGAAAGGAATCTCGTTCCCATCATCATCAAGGACATTAGACCAACCAGCCAAAAGCTCAATCGCTGCGTCTTGATCCTCAAGACCTTCGTCCTCATTCAAACGACCCCGCTCCATTGCTCGGGCTTGACGCACGATTTCATTGATGCGGGTCTGCGGCAGGCGTTTGAACTCACCGTCGAAAGTGTGCTTTTCGCGCCTGCCTCCATCGACTGGCAAAATCAATGTGATCGGCCAGGTGTAGGTCGCTGATTGCTTGAGGACAAAGGCCATAAATCAAGTCAGAACAAAGGACAGCTCGTCATTGCCCGCGGTCGTTGGAGTTGCAGTGTAAGGAAGGGTGATCATTTGAATCCCGTCCTGGTCTGCATACGCTGGCGAACCGAGGTCAGTTTGAGGAGAACTGAATGCCACAATATTGCCAGCAACTGTGCCGTGTGTAAACGACAAGCCACCAGTTGAAGTGCCGGTTGCATCGGTAAAGAAATCATGAGTAGCAAGACTTACGGCTTCAACAGTCACTTCGCCTGCCGGCTTGCGATCAGTTAGAAGCACTTCTTTGGTGCCGCCAATCAGCTCGCGGTAAATATTCTCGTTTGCAATGTCAAGAGACAAAGCTTGCAGAATACCGCTGTAACCAAAAATTGAGAAACTGCTGGTGTTGCCTTGGCGGAACAGAACCGGCGTTGCTTGGTCTGTGTAGGTAGCAGTGGGAAGCGATGTATCGGTGGGGGCGTTGTAAATGCCCATCATGGTAAAGCTCAGCGTAGGAATCGCATTCACTTCACAGTTCATCGAAAACGTGCCACGGCACCCAGTGATCTTGTGGCGGATGCCATCATTATCGAAATACAAGGTGCAGCTTTCAAAACCGCTGCTGACTGGTGCATAAGTCACCGACGTCGAAGCAACAATGGTTTCACCCATGCCGCAAGCCCGAAAAATTGGCCCCCATTTAGGTGCAGTGCCAGCAGTGCCGGAACCTGCTAGTTCAACTTCAAAAGTTACTTCAACATGCTGATTCCCCAAAAGTTGCTCAAAATTGCCAAGATAGGGACGCACAAGTTCACGCTCCACCACGTCGGCATTAAGTGGAGTGATTTCTAAGCTGCGCACGAGAACGGCATCAGTGCCAGAAGGGGTGGCGTCTGTGCCGTAGGTTGATTCAATCGCTGCCGTCAGAAGGCGTTTCCGCGATAGGAGAGTCATCAGTCAAGTCCTCTGGCAAAGATGAATGAGGGGTGGCCGGCTTGGTTTGCTGCAAAAGCTTCACCTTGCCAGTTTTTGGGTTCAGCAGGTAAGAGCCGCCTTGCCCTTGGTTTTCACTTTCCATCGTAGCTCCCACTTAACTACTCAAGTCTGACACTGAAGTGCGGTAACGAACAACATATTCGCAGCTGATAACGCCTGCAGGTTGGTCAGCATCCAACAGCTCAAAGTTCACAGAGTCAGGCTGCACGTCTATTGCATACCCTCCCAAGGAAAGGTCAGCAACAATTTTTGAATGCATGTCTTCAACAATCGGATCAGCCGCCTGGTCAGGAACATCAGCCCGAACAATCACAGCCGCACGAACGCGCATGGTCCAATCCAATGTTGGAAGACTGGTGTTTTGAACTGAAGAATCACTAATTGGCTCAATCACGATCGCAGGCGATTCGCCCCGCGCTAATGGGACAACACGACTGCGATAGATTCGCGTGCCAACCCCGGTAGTGCCAGTCACTGCCGTTTTGATTGCAGCAAGAATAGATTCGCGCTTAGTGGTCACGCCTTCACCTCAATGGCACTAATCCGCCCGCGTTGGAATTGAATGGTGGTCGTGTCGTTAATATTGGCCACATACAGCGCCACCTCGTCACCATCAGCTAGCTCAACCATCCAAAAGCAAAACAGCTTGGCAATCTGCCCAGTTGATCCTGAGAATGCGCGACATTCAGACTGGTCAATGCCGACGCCATTTTTTGCCAGCTTAATTCCAAGCGTGTGGTTGTTGCCAGCGTATGCGTCCATGCTGGCTTGCACTTGAAATAGCTTCGTTGCGCCGCTGTCGTTTTTGATTGCAAAGGTGTCAGACGTGCCGAGCACGGTCTGATAATCAGTGCTGCTATCAAAAGTTGCAGTTAAACCAGTGCTTTGATACGTACCGGCCGCACCAATGGTGATGGTTCCACTGGTTGCTTTGCTGGCCTGGCCACGGGCCAAAACGCCCTCGATGTAATAGCTCAGGCTGCTCCATGCAGTAGAGCCGTCGCCCACTTTGTACCGGCGGGTATCGGTTTCGATGCCCATCTCCCCAGCAAGCAAGACGGGATCTTCTGAGGTCCAATTTGCTTCAGTGTCGCGACGCAACCTGATTCGTGCCGTGCTGCTCATGCCGCGCCACCATCCACCGTATTGCCTTCAATGTAGCTAGACCCGGCAGTGCCACCATCAAGCTCGGGGTCTAACTTTTCAAGTCCTAGATCATCAACAGTATCGTCAACATCACCACCATCAATCGCGGTGGTTGATGTCGTCATTGGTGTCTCAACGCTGCGCTGCAATGAAAGCTCGCAAAACGTCCCATCACCAACGAGTCGCGTTTCGCGCACAGTGTAAGCAACACCGTTTACATTAATTTGCGAGTCATAAATCAAGCTGCCAAAGTCAGCAGCCTTTGCCGTCAATGTGTAATCAGTTGACAGCACCATGCCGCCTGCAACCATCTCGGTAGGCATATCAAGAATGCCTTTACCCGTGACGCTGCCGGCGACACAATCAACGCCAAAGTCAGCTAGATAAACATCCGGCAGATCAATTAGCGCCATCTTTTACCGTTGTTTTGGTTTTGCGTGGTGCTGGTTTTGGCTTAACCGTTTCTGCAGGAGCTTCAACAGCTCGGCCAATCCGTAGAAGCGCAGAGGCTGCGCTGCTGTCCAAGTCATAGACCTTGCCCTCTTCGAGGTGCTGCTGCTGTGCGCAACAGGTCCGAACAATCAAAACGCGCATAAGAAAAAAGGGGCCAGTTGCCTGGCCCCGCCTCACGATCAGGTGGTCACGTCAAGGATGGCAGCGAAGCTCTCAGCGTGGCGCACGGCAACGTCATAGGAGACGATTGCGCGAACGCTGGTCAGAGCCTTGCTGAAGTCATCGCTATCTTCGCCAACAACGATTTCGATGCCGTTGCCGTAGAAGCCAACCATGGCCTGGCTGAAGTCACCCATCAGCACAGCAGAGCAGACGCCCGAGCTGGTGCCTTTGGTCAGGTTGCTAGGAACCTGGTTGGTGACATAAAGCGGATAACCGTTAACGGTGGCAGGGGTGCCGCCGCGGCCGATTGCATCCAGCTGATCGTTCACCAGGTAGGCGCCGTCGGTGGTGGTGGATCCACCAGCGCGAAGCTTCTTCAGCTCGGCCAGCACCTTGGCGTTGGTGACGTAAGCGATAGCGTCACGGTTCACCGCGCCGTTATCAATCAGCACTTGCTCTTCAAGGTCAACCAGTGAGTTGACGGTGATGGCGCCACCGTTGGTGCCCAGAGCCACGCTGCCGATGCCGGAGGTGTTCAGGATGCCGGTGGGTTGGCCGGCGGAGCCGGAGCCGTTGAGAATGCCAAGGTCAATGCCAAGGTTGATGCCGTCGGTAAGGTCACGACGCACCAGATCTTCAATGCCAGGAGTGGCTTGAAGCAGGGTCTGGCGGCTGTACTTGGACAGAGCAGCCAGGTTTTTAGGCGAAAGAGTCACCTGGTCAAAGGTCGACTCAGACTGAGTAATGGCGGTGGTTTCGGTCGACAGGTAATAGGTGGAAGCAACACCGGAACGACGGGGGATTGCCACATCACCGACCAGGCCGGTCATGGTGCGCACGCCGAGGTTCAGCATCACGGAGTTGTTCCGCAGTGCCTCGATGAACTCGTCGGCCATCAGGTCGGTGGCAACCAGGTTGCCGCCGGTGGTAGCGCCAGAGGTGACGTAGGTGGCGCGCTTGGCCAGAGCCGAGAAGGGAACAAAGAAACCGCGCTTGCCAGACTGGCTAAAGCCAGACTGCTGCTGCACTTCTTGGCTCATCTCGCGCACGAGACCAGCTTCACGTGAAGTCCAGTCGCCGCTCAGAGCAGCACGAATACCAGCCGAGATGCTGTAGGAAGCAGCGTCGCGCTGATCCATCTCGACGGGCTTGACAGCTTCAACAGGCTTGGCGCCCAGCTTGTCAAGAACAGCAGAACGGGCTTCGTCCAAAGAACGACCAGACTCAACCAGCTGGCGGCCCATGTCGTCAAAACCGTGCTTAGCGCACAGTGCAGTGATGCCAGCAATGCGGGAGCGCTCAGCCTCAGCGGCTTCGGCCCGCACCACTGCCAGATCAGGGGTGGTGTTTTCCATTTCCAAAATGGGATCGGGGTTAGGTGCTGCCGGAGCAGCGGGTTTGGTTTCGGGCTCTTCTAAAGATCGCCCAATTCCCACGCCGGGATCAGCCGGCACAGAAACAACGCTCACTTCATACGGAGACCAGGCCGTGGCGACAAAATCGCCATTGCCCCGCTCTTCCATTTTGTCAATGGAATAGCCGAAAGAGACGTTTCTAAGCACGCCATCTTTCACATCACTCAAGACCTCTTGAGCGAAAGGATTGCGGCTAAACCGCACACGTGCATACCCGCGGCGTTTTTTGCCGTCGATGTATGCACGTTCAACAACACCAATCACGCGATCAGGGTTGTGATTAAACAGCAGCGGAGCACTGTCATTCAAACGGCTCAAATCGGCCGCTTCCATTTCATGGCTCAGGATTTCATTGCCGAAATAGCGAGCGACTGGATACTCAGAGCTAAACGGAAACTCGTAAGTGCGATCCTCCACCTCATCAAAGGTGGTCATCTCCGCGCGTTGATACTTGCCGGTCAGACTGCGGAGATTTTCAATCTTGGTCAATGTTGAGAAGCGATGCCCCACCTGCACGTCGGTCTCTTCCCAACCTTCATCAGCTTCGCGATAAACCGTAATCAATGCAGCGGGATCATCTGCATCGCCGTTAATCTCAAATTCAGAATCCGGCACGTTGATCACGCCATCGGTTTCAATGCGATCAACCTTGCCTTTGGCAGTGCCGCCGCCAGCTTCCCACTCGACAAAATCGCCGACGCTCAATTCACCAGGCTCCGCGCGATTCGTGTCCATACTTCTAACTCGAATTTGTTTCAGTCTATCGGCCTCAATCGTCGCCATCTTCTTCTTCCTCCACTTCGCCCGGTAGCTCAGTCTCATCAAATGCAGGCTCAGCACCAAGACCCATTGCAGGCTGCGAACCTCCGCCGCCGTTCACTTCGCTTGGGTCTGTATCAAGCACCAGGCCCATCTCATCCGCCATGGCTAGCTCTGCCTGGCGTTGGATCAGCAACTCATTCAAGTCGCCGCCTTGCTCCGCCACCACATCGGCCAAGGTCTTGAAGCCACACCGCACGGCGGTCTTGTATGCCTGCACCTCTTTTTGCGGATCAATCCAGCCCCATGCGCGTGGGCACCACTTAACGCGGCGATAGCGCTCCGGCTGGGTTTCATACGCTGGCAAATTTAACTTGCCGCCCATTACGGCCATATCCAGCCAAGCGTCAAAGACTGGCTGGTGAAAATTCTCGATTAGATAACGCTGGATTGCTTTCCAATTCTCGCGATCCTCCAGCAAGCTCAATCTGCTGCTGCTGTAGTTGCTTTGGCTGTAGTCACGGCTCACCGTTTCGTATGACGCGCCAATGCCGGCAGCTGTAGCGCGCAGCATTGCCCGCGTGAACGGTTCAAACTGACCATCAGGCGCATCAAGCTGAGGCACCGTTACTGATTCACCCGGCTGCAGATACTTGAAGACGCCAGGCTGAAAATTGCTGACCCGCTCATTGTTCAATACCTCATCGCCATAAAGCTCCCCTTCGGGGCTGGTAATAAATCCCA